TTCCATTGCCCAAGCAAATAACCGGATAGCAAAGCATAAATTTGGTCGCCTTCGTGGTCTTGGCTTAAAACTCCGTTGTCAATAATTTTAGGTAATTTTGAAAGAGCGCCTAGGGCAGTAATTCTTGCAGCAGTTGTAAAACCCACTGATCCTGCACTTACCACTGAAATTTCAAAGTCAGTTATATATCCACCAAATATAGGTTTATAGGTTGCAGTTGAATCTTGAACTTCAATTGTAATTTGAGTGCCAACATTAAAAGTATAACTTGTGTTATCAAGGTTGATAAGTTGGACATCACAATAACCAGCAACTGGTTGAGAATTTATATCAGTTCGGCCAGAAGTAATTGTGAGATTGGCAAGCGTTACATCGGTAACTTCCACACTATCTACTATTACACGCCAGACTGGAGTCCATTGGGTCATTAAGCAAATGCTCCTGATCCAAGAGTTCCACGAGCCTGTGAACGATTGATAAGGTCAATTATTTGTCGTGCAGTTCCTTCTGAATCAATTGCTCCATTTACTGTAATGTTGAAAGTTGAACCGCCAGCGCCCATTGCATTATTAGGAATGATTGTTCCGCTTGTTGAAGAAGTAAAGAGTTCTGGGCCGTTCTCGCCAACTAGGTAAGTTGTGCCAGCGGACACTGGGCCACCAGCAGCTCTACCGCCGCCAAATACTCCAGCGATGCCTTTAGTTACTGGGTTATTCTTAATGAAGTTCACAAAGGCCACTAAGCCTTTATATGCACGATCAATAAGATTAACTAGGCTTGAGAATAGATTGATTACTGCGCTAATTGCAACGCCTAGAACCTTGAACGCGGCTCCTAGAACTTCACCAATAAATGGAGCTAAGTAAGTCTTTCCAAATTCAAATATAGCCTTAGCAAATGTAAAGAACTTGTTCATTTCTGTTGAGTTGTTCCCTACTGCCTTGGAAACGTTGGCAAATGCTTCTCTGATCCCTTCAACCACTGGAGTGAAGAATCCTGAAACGAATTCCCAGATTGAAGTAAGAATAGGCAAAACATTGTCTTTTAGATTGCCAGCGAACTCGGCAATAGTAGGAATGGCTTTATCAACGAATAATGAAACCATAGGAGTAATGGCATCTAGGATAAACCCGCCTACTGTTTCCTTGCCTTCGTCAAATGCTACTTTCAGCCTACGCATCTTTCCATCAAAAGTATCAGCCTGGATAGAAGCCTGGTCTCTAAAGGTTGCAGCCATAACCGCAGTAGCAGCTTCAAAGTCCTTGGACTTAATAATGTTTTCATCGATGCTAACGCCTAGGCGCTTTAATGATCCGAAGTTCCCATCATGAGCCTTGGCAAGACTTTCAGAAACTTGGGTTAATGACTTGCCAGTTGCAGCGGCAATATCTAGTGCAAGGCTCTGCAACTTTTGGGCTTCTGCAACATCCTTGGTTGAGCGAACTAAGCGATCTAAGGAAGGTCGTAGTTCATCATCGGTAACGCCATTGGCCAGCGAAGTCTTAAGAATATAATCTTCAGTTGCAGCAATTGTGGCATCTGTTGCGCCTGTAACATTCTTAAGTGAGGCGGCTAGGCGTAACTGCGCAGCTTCATCTTCGATGGCGGCTTTGACCCCATCTACGGCTAATTTGCCAGCATAGGCAACCGCGGCAGCGCCAGCGGCTAGGAATGCCGCGCCAGCAATTTTGCCAAACTTAGATAACTTATCGCCGAAGGTTTGAACCTCGGAAGTTCCTTTATTAAGGCTTGCGCTAAGGTCTTTAACTTCACCAAGGATCGCTAACTTAAGCGTTCTGGAATCGGTTGCCATTATGCAAACTCCTTAATAATCTTTGAGAATGCTTCTTGCCATTCCTTAATAATGTAAGGCTGGGCTGCCTTAAGTGTTGGAAAGATAAAGTAACCTTTATTTCCACGCCCTAGTGTTGGAGTTCTATTTGGGAACTGTGGGAATCGATTAGATCCAAATTCCATTCCACCCCATAGGCTTCTGGTAGTTCCACCGCCTGAGAATCTTTGGCTGGCAAACCCAAGGCTAATTTCGCCTACCTTGGAACTCTTGGAAACTTTACCGCCAGAAGTAATTCGTGTTGCAACTTTTGTGGCCACTGTTCTAGTTCCAGAAGCTTCTTTAATCTTGCCTAATGCGTAGTCTGCTAGAGCGCCAGATACTCTCTTGGCTTCTTCAACGGCAGTAACATCCATGGCTTTGAAGGCTTTGATTACTTCTCGGATTTCACTCCGATTGTAAGCATCAACCTCTGCCTGGTTCATTACGCTCCTTTAATATCTCGATCGCGGTAAGAATGTCCTCGGCAGTTTCCCATTCCCTCATCGGGATATGAGTCGCTATCGCTAACTCGACTAGAAGTCGGTTTATGCTTCCGCGCTTATGGCTTTTGGGTCGTCATCGCCAACTTCAAGATTCGTAATGCTTTCCATCCAGACATCAAGTGTCTTAGTTGGCTTTCCAGCAGCTTCTCGCTTATAGGCTGAATGAGCCACAAATAAGATATCCCACATCCCAGCAAACTCCTGGATGGACTTCTTTGTTGCCATTTCCCACTTAGCGAAATCTGGTGGATAGGCCACATAAGTTGCACTATCCCCAGACACGAACTCGACTGTTATTGACTTTTTCATTTTGCTCCCGTTTCTTTAATTAGCTGAAGGTCTCGGTTGGTGTTCCAACTACAAGCATTGACCATGAATCGGTTTGCGCTCCTGGTGCTGCGCCGCCGACTGCTGGGAATACTGGGAATGCAGTTCCGGTAAATACTGCGCCTGTTACTGCAGTAATTGAATAAGCAAGGGCAGTGTTCGGTGCAGTTTCGGCTGCAGTCCACATTGCTTCGAATAGTGATGATGCAACACCCCAGTCAGCTAGAAGCTCGATTGAAAGTGTCCACTGATCGTCAGTGTGCTTGTAAGCCTTGCCATCTAGTGTTTGGTAAGTATCGATTACTGGTGAGTTTGTCAAGGTAACGCTAGTTGTTTGCGCATCGTAGTTTACTGTTGCGATGCTGAAAACTATGTCGCGACCTGTAATGACTGTTGTTGGCATTGAGGTTTTCTCCTTAGTTGGTTTGCGTGTAGTAAGTTGAAACGCTGATATCCGCGACAAGCAAATTGCTAGCGCCTACTTGTGTAACTGTTGGTCGTTGAACTGCTCCTACTTCATACCCGGATGGGATAGCAGAAACAACACTTATGATTAGCTGCTCGATATTGTCGAGAGACGCTGGGTTACTGTTATAGGCAACGCAGACTGTGATTGTGTAATTAAGTTTGCAGTGGAAAGATGATTTTCCAATAGTATTAAATTCGATATACGGTGAATCTGGAACGCACACAATTGCAGGTGGAATTACTGTCTCCGGAACGAAGGCGTAAACATTGCCAGCAACGCCCGCAAGAGCTGTTGCCAACGGTTGCCTAACAGATGAAAGGATCGTTGATGCGGTCATTGAACAATTGACTCCACATCGATATAAGGCCCTAGAAGGCCAACGCAGCGGTTAAATAGTGAGCGCCCCATCCGATACGGAGTTGGTGTGAAATCCACACCTTCGATTTGGCCACCAGGAGCGACTCTGGATTGAAAGACTTCAACTGAAACAACCAAGACTGCTGATTCGACTGCTGAAACTCCAACGTAAGTTGAAGCGCCTGAAAGTGTGGCAAGGCCGGAAGGAATTACATTTTTAGGAAGAATGTCTGCGTTTGTTAATGCAACTGAAAATTCATAATCTGATGGAACGGCAGTAACTGTAAAAGTGCCGTTGAATGGTGATCCGCAGCCAGTGATAACTACTGATTGGGTTAAAGAAAATTCATGAGCGCCTAGAGTGTGATAAGTTGCAACATTATCTTCTAGCTCGACTGCATCAATTGGTTGTGCATATCTCGTGAGCATAGGCAAAATTACCTGCTCTGCGGTGTCAATAATATCTGTCAAATACGCATCATTATAGAGAGCGGAAGATACGCCAAGAATGGAACGCAGTTCTGCAACTGTAACTATTGAAGCCATATCTTCCTCTCTATAACGACTGGGGGAGCCGGGAGCAACTCCCCCATGATTAGTTTGTGGTTACGCTACGTTTAACTTACGGAATGCTGCTGGGTAGCGGTTAACTACTGCAACGTATCCGTATAGTCCGATGTCAAGCTGACCATTTGCAACTACCGCAGTGCGAAGTTGAATTTGGCTGCTCTCATGGAAGCGCATTGCGTTTGATGGATAAACAAGTGCATGCTTCGCATTTGCATCGTCGCCTGTGTAGTTAGGATCAACAACAAGGTTAAGTCCTGCAACTGTTCCCTGAGTGGAACCTTGCGAAATTAAACCAGCCGCATTTTGAGAAACTGCAGCCGCGAATAGTGGGCGACCAGTTGTATCAACCGCTCCGACTAATCCTGAGTAATCAATACCATCTTCTCCACCTGTGTTTGCAACAAGTAGGCGGTTAGGTGTCATGCGCATTACGCCGAATGAATCAGCAATACCCAAAGCAATTGCCTTGTAGATTGTTGATGATGAAGATTGTGTTGCGTTCTGTGCAGCGATTTGTGCAGCATAAGCATCTGTCTTTTGTGCATATGATGCAGCAAGTTCACGAATATAAAGATCTAGGAACGAAGGTTCTGATCTGTCAACTAGCTCAACATCGAGACGGCCAGCGCCCGCGAACTTGACCACAGTGTCTTCTTGGAAGGTAACTGTAGTGTCAGTTGATGAAAATTCAGCAGCTTCAGCAGTTAATGCCACTGTTGCTTGTGTTCCTAGCTTAGGTGTAAAAATTTTCATTCCTGATGCAGGAAGCGCAGCGCGCTCAATTGAATCGATGAATGGGCGTGATGAATCAATAATGCCGATTACATCGCGTAGGTAGTTAGGTGGAACCATACCTGTGTTTTCTGCAACTGTTGCAACTTGTAGTGCTGCGATTAGATCGCGAGCATCTGAGTCGCCGCGTGATGCTGCTAGTTGTGCCTTAGCAACTTGACCAGCGGTTACATTTAGGTTAACACGTGGAGCTGAATACATAACTGGCGCTGATGCGCTAACAGTTACTTCTGACTTTGCAGCTTCTACCGCTTCGGTAGTTACTGACTCTGAAACGGTTTCGGACACTAGGTCTTCTCCTTCTGGTTTAATATCTGAATCCTTTGATTCAGAAACTTCTGTATCTGTCGCTGCTACTTCTGTAACGCGAGCAGAATCAATTGCTGGATCTGTAACTAAACTTGTTTCAATCATTTCAGATGATGAAATAACCATTGAACCTTCGACGTTCTTCCATTCATTTAACTTGATTCCAACTGAGAAGCCATCGCGCAAACCTTCTGCGGCTTCTAGAAGTGAATCATCACCGGCAATAGTGCCAGCAATTTTGAATGATGCTTCGATGCCAGAATCAGTAACTTCATAACTTGTAAGTTTGCCAATTGGGCGTGTGCGGTCATGCTCTAGAAGCAATTTGACGTTCTTAGGAATTGAGATTGAATCTTTTGCAAAAATTGTTTTACCAGCAGAAGTAAAACCTTCTTCGCCCCAAGTTACTATGCGACCAGTAAGGGTTCGGGTTTTGCTATCAGCTGCGGTCAGTGTAATTGGTAGATTTACTTTCATTTAAGTAGATCCTCTTCCTCTCGGATTTCTTCAACGCTCATTGCGCCGATTCTGTTTAGGATTTCATATACTTGAGCGCGTTCTAGGGGATTGCCACGAAGGAATTCATCTAGTGAGAAGCGAATATAATTGCCAGATCCTACGAAGTCTGGTTGGCTTAGGCGTTGTTCAATTGCAAGAAGAATGTTGCGACCGCCGAAGTCAATTAATGAACGGCGCTCATTGATTGCGTTTGAATAGGTCATTGATGTTGATTCGGCGGAAGCAAAGAAGGCTGGGATGTTTAGGGCGCGGCATAGTTCTAAAGCGACATACTGACGAGCTTCGTTTAGTTGTAATTTATTGGGATCTATACCCATTGCCTGTAATTCAATATCGGCATTGAGGAATGCAGTGCTGCGATTAGTTCTAGCAACACGCCATGATTCGAGAAGCTTTGAAATTCTTTCAGAAGTTAAGTTTGTGCCATTAGATTTAAGAACCATCATTGGAACTGGTTCCTTGGCAAATTGTTCTGCGGCATTTTCAAGAGCGATGGCAGCCCGGATAGTGCGGCCAGCGCGATTGAGGAACCCTTCGTCAAGTCCGTTGAATACGATTAAACTGCCCACGCCAAATGGTGGTGTTTTTATATTATCAACGGAATACCCAATGATTTCAGTTCCAAGAGAATTCAATTCTGGAAGAACACGATCAGGAGAAATGCGTGTCCACTCTTGAATGCGGCCATCCGCATACATTGACATTACAATTCCGTAAGAGACTCCCACGAATAATAAATCTTCTGCAACGTAGCTGTAAACGGCAGAACCAGGAATGCGTGTGTCTGGTTGATTGATTACTCTGTTTGGTTCAACGTGTGATCCGGTTGACTTTACATATTGCTCTAAAGGTAATGTTGCAAGTGAGCATAAGATATTTCTACCGCGGGCAATTGTTGGAACTGCCATGGCAGAAGCTCTTGATGCGGTTGCGACTGGATATAACCAGTTATTGATTAGGCCATTGTTTGGCGCAGGATACGCAGCGGCATCAATTGTTACTGGCGCTGGCGCAGTGGTTGGAAGAAAGAAGTCTTTGATTCCCATATAGTGGATAAGTATATCATTATATGAGATTAGCCAATAAAGATGTCCACTTCCGTTTCTGGTCGTGTCGCGAAGTGGGAAACCATAGCCATCGCAACGGCAGCGCAGATTGTAGAGTTGGAAACCTTACGGCCTAGATACCAACCGCCATCTTTGAATGGAAGTTTGACGGCTGATAGAACTTGCTTGGTAAATTCTTCCTGACGTTTATGGATCAGTCGTTCTGAGGTGATTGCAGATTGCATTTCATCACAAGCTTGGCCATATAACGCGCCATCGATTGGAGTTGTTTGGATTCCGGCTGGAGATAATCTGGCGGCAACTGCTCCGGCGGTTTGTCTTGAATATGCAACTGTTGTTGTTGGATATTTACGAACCCAGACTGCTAGATCATTGGCAAGTGCCTTGTCATCTATGGCTACTGCGTTTTCCCATGTCTGCAATAGAACCACAACGAACTTATCTCCCTTTTGTTGGCCAGCGATTAAAGCTGCGGCTCTACGATCCGGCGACAAGTCGATAGCCATCCAGGTCTCTTGCTCCTGGTCTAGTTCTGCCGACTCATCGCCGCACGCATCCCACAACGACGGATTGATTGCGGGATTGATTTGGGAAACCCATTGACACAATACCTCGGTACGCACAATTGATTCTTCATCGTTAAGAATGGCCCGAAGGTTATCGGGATGAATTGTGTAGCCAAGAGAAGGATTTGAATATCTAACTCCTTCCCAAAATTCCGGTGTATCTCCGATTTGAACTTCCATTGGCGCTGACCATTCAAACCAACCTATTGGATCATCACTTCCTGCAGCTGCAGCCAGTCCGCGTTCTCTCATTCTGTTTAAAACTATTGAATGTTGGTGGCCAGCATTTGAATAAAGAATAGCCATTGGATTTTTTGAAGCCATTTGCGTAAATCTAAGCGATGCCCAAACTTCCGGGTCTTCATATTCTCGAACTTCGTCAAGGTGAATAACATCTGGCGCGGCAATACCACGAGAAGCTGAGTTATTGGCTCGGACAATATAACGCGAACCAGTAACTAATTTAATTTCCTGCGATCCTTTAGTTTCATATTTCTTGGCAAACTTTCCAGCCAATTTAGGGTGCGCCTGGATAATCTCATCTATCTTCCAGAAGATTTCAGAAGAGGTTGTTAGCTTGTGCGCAGTGTGAACCTGCAACTTCTCACCTAATTCGAACATTCCCCACAAAATTCGAAGCGCCAGAAAGGTCGATTTTCCGTTTTGTCTCGCTACTAGGACGCCAATTTCATTATGATGCCATCGCCCGTCAGGCTTAACTCGGTGCATTTCTATGGCCAGAAATTTCTGCCAAGGAAGCAATTCGAAGCCAATTGACTCGCAAAAGTCAATCATTTCCTGCCCGCGTGAGGGTAAATCGACTGGTTTTGACCGAATACGCGGTTCTGTCTCCCCTAGGTAAGCCTGATCAGGGCTATTTAGTGCTATCTGGTAGAAGTTACTCATGACTTAGGTTATCACGCCTGATAATGGGTAATGCTGTCGTTTTTGGGGGAAAATAAACCAA